AGAACACGCCGCCGCCCTTGGCGGCTCTTCTTTCACGGAAGGAGGAAACAACTTGACACAATGGAACACGCCCGGAGGAATGGCGGCGGCTTCCTGTCTTGATATGCTCGCACAACCTCATTTATTGATAGCAGGAAGCACCGGCAGCGGCAAAAGCGTTTTAATAAATAGCCTTGTATATACCGCACTATATAAGCCGCCCACGGTCGCCGCTCTGATCCTCATTGACCCGAAACGGGTAGAGCTTCGCGACTTCGCCGGGCTTCCGCATTGCATCCGCTACGCATCAGAGCCGGACGAAATCGCCGCCACGCTTGCGGAAGCGGTCGCCCTTATGGAAAGCCGCTATAAACGGATGCAAGCCACCCGACAGAAACAGACCACCGAAAGAGACATATATATTTTTATTGACGAATTTGCCGACCTTATGACAACCCAAAAGCAGCAGACCCTCGCACCGTTGCAACGACTCGCCCAACTTGGCAAGGCTGCCGGGCTTCATCTGATCGTCGCCACGCAACGCCCGACAAGGGACATTATAAACGGACAAATCAAAGTCAATTTAGATTCACGGCTTGCGCTGCGCTGCCCCACGGCGCAAGACTCCCGAAACATTATCAACACAAAAGGAGCGGAGACCCTGCCCCGGTACGGCTTCGGCTACTACCTAACCCCGGAGACAATGACCCCGCAACTAATCCGCATACCGTACACAGACCCCGCCGAGCTTGCCGCCCGTGTTCAATGGTGGGAAGATCAGAAGCCCCGCCGCCATTGGTGGCAGTAAGACCAAAGCCCCGGACAAGGCGCAAGCCCTCCGGGGCTTTCTTTTTGCCCTCTCCCCGTAGAAGCCCGAAAAACGCCCCGCACGGCGTTTTTATTTGTTTGGAGGTATCAACATACCACCCACGGCACGAACGCCCCGCAGACAAGCGCACAGAGCCGCACAGAGGGAAACCCGAAGCACCCCACGACAGACAGAAAAAGACCCACCGAAAGCAGCCACGCCACCCGGAGGGGTCTTATTGTTTAGGTTTTCGGCAGAGTTTCGGACGAGGTCGGCGGTAGGGCTTTTGCCCTCTGATCCGCACGACCTGTCCTTTGTGCGATTTTTTTTCAATCGTCAACGACACTTTCAATATACCGCTCTTCGAGTTCCTTTGTGTCCTTTGTGTCGCCGAGCGGACTGTTCGGAGTCAAAACGACCTCTTGCTTATCTGCATAGCCGAAGTGATTTTTACCAAGGAAGATCCCGGTAACGGGATTGATCTTGCCATTGAGCATATAATCTTCCCACAATTCTTCGAGGATATTTCGTGCCTTTTTTACAAGGGTGTAGTGGTCGCTCGTTTCGCCTTTTCTGAACTCACCCGTTCCCCAACGATAAAAGGTACTTCTGTCAATACCAAGAGCATTACACAATCCTGTGACAGTTGGCTTCATATCATCCTCTGCACAATGACTGAAAAACCATTCAATCCTTTGTGCCACTTGGGAAGCATCAGAAATATCTATCGGCGGTAAATCCCAACTTGCGAGAGCATGACGAAGAAACTTACTATTGTCTCCCGGTTGCAATTCTTTATTACCACTCCACGATAAGTCTTTTCGCTCATTTCCTCCCGTTCCCTTTGGTCGCCCACGCTTGACGATTTCTCCTCCGAGTTCGGTTAATTTTTTATCGTCCATACGATTTCTCCTTTCGTCTTTGTGGGGAAAAGGGGGAATAATTTTTTCACCCTTTACACATAAGAGCATATATACATATCTCTTTTATTTTCTCTATGTAATAGTTCATTTATATATTCCCCAATTTCCCCATAACTTCTCAATCTCTCTATATGTTAGTCCATTTCAAAGTTCCCCGTTTTCCCCACCTTTCGAGAGGGCAAGTCCACGAGCATAAAAATCGCCGTGACTTTTCATAACGGGAAAACCTCGAAACTCTATCTCACTATAAAAAGATGTCGTACCAAGCGGCTTATACCTGTTCTCGGCTTTGCAACACCAAGAACGATATGCGTTATAGAGTTCACCCCTTTGTGCCTTATAATCGCTACCGAGAACGCAACAATCCTTAATGAAGTTTCCGATGCGGTCGTACTTCAAACGGTAGTCTGCGGTAGCTTTACGGACACATTCGGGCGGGTTAAGACCGTGTTTGAAATACTCCGCACAACCGTCTACCAACCATTTCAGAATAGTCGGCTTGTTTTCCGGGCTGCTGAATATTTCTTTAAGGTCTCTGTCTCTTTTGTCCTCGCCGAAACTCTCGTCAAAGGTGATAACCCATACTCTATCAGACTTGAACACGGTATCGTCACTTATTGCCGGGAGATAGTTAGTGTTCACCCAAATACTGTACTGAGGAACGAAGTCAAAACTCCCCTCAAACAGTCCACGGGTAGTCAAGGTGTCTCGACCCGTCATTGCCTTTAATGCGCTTGCATCAATCTGCTGCTCACGCTTTATCTCTGAAATGTTCACAAGGCGAGTGTTTACGAGTTTTCGGAGAGCCGGTTGTGGAGAGTTGAAGTCGATACTTTTTCCGTTCTTACCCTCGCAGATAAGCATAGGATCAGAGCCGCCCATATATTCCGAGCCAAGAGCGGTCTGTATCGAACTGAACAGAGTTCCTTTACCGTTTCTTGTTTGAGAGCCGAAAGCGATAAACATACATTCCTCTTTGTTTATGCCGAGAATGCTATAACCCAAGGCTCTTTGAAGGAACGCTGCCTTCTCTTTGTCGTGCGACATAATTTCGTCAATGAATGTGTACCACCTTTTACAAGGTTTGTTGGGTGAGGTGATATTACAGGTAGTGACCTGTGTGAGATTTCGCTTTTCTCTGTCCTCGACCACCTCCATTGTTTTAAGGTTGTACGCACACGCCGGAGTATTTAACAGATAGGGGTCGGCATCGAAGTCGGTTGCAGAAAGGCGTACCATAGTTTTTAATACCGATATGATATTGTTGATAGCCGTGTTCTTTCTGATACTCCTGCAATATTTTATGTAGGGTTTCAGTTCGTCCTCTTCAAGAGAAAGAGCCAACTCTTTACAGTAGAGAAGCAGAAGATTAAGAACAGTTTGCACTTTGTCGGATATAATACCGGCTTCAACCTGTTTTGCCCATCGTGAGCCGTCCCAAATGTACCAAGAGTCGTACTGCGGACAGTATCGAATGCTGTTATCATATAAGTCTGCAATCAGAGTAGCAGTACCTATATCGTCATAGGTGTAGATCATTGAAGCGTGAGGGTGCAATTCAAAGAGCTTTATCATAAGGCGACTTTGTTCTTCATCGTCAATGTACCTCTCAAAACTTTGAAGGTAGTAAAGGTCATTTTCCATTGCCTACACCTCCGATAACAATAATATAGCCGGGATTGTTGTCGGAGCAATGACTTACTCTGTGACCGGCTTCGTTCCCGTGCCTGTGGATTTCCCCGCAGTACGGACAAATAATGTCAACCGAGTTCCCTGTTACGCTTTCCCCGATGGGATGAACATACCACATATCCTTTATCGGGTAAGAACGCTTATCACGAAGGAACTGTTTTTTTCCTATGGTATCAATTATGATGTCCGTAGGGTTGACCTTTGGGTTAATATCTTTTCGTTTTAAGTATTGAGTAAAACTCATTTCTTTTTCCTCCTGTTTTTGTAGTATTTGATTATGCCCTCCGGGTGGTGACACCAAGCGAGGGCGACTACCATTATTACCGAGAAGAGGAGAAAGGCAAAAGCAACGATGCCGATGATAATGAGCAGCCACTTCATAGTTCTTCACCCTCTTTGTGCTTTATTTGAAAGTAGTGCATCCAACAGTCGGCAGCAGTCGCCTTGCCGCAATGCTTTTCACACCACTCGCACTTTTCCTCGGTGTCGTGCAGTTCTTCCTCCTGCGGTGAGTAGGTGCAAGGATAATCGAAGAGGTCGCCGAGCCGGGCGCAGATATATTCCGGGGTGACAGGGTTGTGTTCTGATCCCGCACAGAGCGGACAGACCATCGTTCCTTCGGGGATAACCTCACCACAAATTACGCATCTATCTTCGCTCATAGTCTACCTTTTACCCCCTTTTTTACATTCTTTACTGTCAACTCAATCTCGACAACCTCATACAAGCGAAGATTGATCCTCCTTCTATATAATTCAAGTTCGAGATTGTAGTCGTTAAACAGTTTAGGTGGGGAGTTGTTATCGGTGAGTCTTTGCCGAGGTTTGTCGTAATTAAAGTCTGTGCCGTAAAGGAATTTACCTGTCTTTTTGTGTCGTATGGCATACCACACAGGGAGTCACCTCCTTCCTTTTGAAAAAATCATTTACCGTATGGGATAATTCGCATAATTCGGCTTCCTCCAATTTTGCATACTTTTTTCCGCAAACATCACATTGTGCTTTTTGAACGGCAAAATGCGATAATGGGTTGCTCTTCGGAGATAAAAGTCCAAATGATACCAAATGAGGCATTTCCTCACCTTCTGTACTTTGTAACGCTATTGACTATCGTTTGTATTTCTGCGACCGGCAGGGGCGGCTTACAGGCGGCTTGATTGGCTTTCAGAAGCTCGACATATATCTCTTTCTTCCCGTACCCTTGATTATGGAGTTGCCCTGCGAGAGAAGTAAGAGACAGGTTTCTCATACCCTGCGGGATTGGTGGGTACGAGGGCTGAATTGATATTTTACCGCCCTCCGGCTTTGAGTAATGCGGCGAGTAGATGCGACCTGTGCCTGTACCGCTGCTTTCCTTTTCGACTTCGGGAAAATACTTCTCTACGATATAGTCAATGGCTTCTTGATTTTCAATGATAGTTTCGTAGATCAGTTTTTCGCCGGTCACAAGGAAGTAGCGACTGCTACGGTAAATCTCCAACCCCGCACCATTGTTTTTGCCTTTGAAGGGCAGAGTGCCTTTGAGATAGATATGAATACCTCTGCCGCTCCGGGATTGCTCTGTGTAGGATCTGCAAGCCCTCATACAGTCAATGCTTATCTCTGAAAGAAAACCGTCCTCATCATACCCGCAGTCAATGTCGATACCGATAATACCGTTGTTGTTAAAGACAAAACCAAGGTAGTCATAAGTGCCGTTTTCTACGGCGGCTTTTGCTTCCTCGTAGGTCGCCCAAGTCTCCGGGGAAACAGAGGAAGCACCTTTTTTGACCTTGGCTTGCATTGGGATCTTCGAGTTCTTCCAAGCGCAGACCCATTGAGGAAGGGCGGTAAGTTCGGGCGGGATTGTGTCGTATCTCATATCCGCATTATCCTCGCCGCTATCATATCTGCCGTATGAGTGAAGAGGACATTCGGATATTCGGTGACAGACCGCCCGTAACTATTCCAATTCTCTTTATCGTCAAATGCGCCCATGTGCCAACGGATGCAGAGCAGTTCTTCCTCGGTGAGAGGGGTGCTGATAATCTGTTGGAGCAGGATCACAGACTTCTCCCCGTGTCCGGGAAGCAGGATTGCATTGTTGTAATACCATTCTTCCTCGCCAAATTCTTCACGGTGAGAATAGTTGTCGGTCTTACAAAGATCGTGAAACATACCTACTATGTACGGGGACTCCGGGCGTTCCCACTTCAAACCGAGTTTATCGGTGAGGTCGAGCAACGCTCTCATCACTTCAAGGGAGTGGTCGAAGAGTGCGCCGGAGTAAGTACCGTGGTGCTGAATGGAAGCGGGGGCAGTAAAGAAGTGCATTGCCTGTAACTTTTCAACGACCCCGAACGGAAGTACCTGCGGAAAGCAGGATTCCATTTCCTCTTTGAACAGTTCGATTCTTTCGTTTTCAGTCATAAGTATTACCTCCACAGGGGTATAGCGGGGGCGGTACAGAGACCGCCACCCGCATACCGAGTTTCTTATCCGAGTAGGGCATCAAGGTCAATATCTTCTGCCTTGATCTCTGTTTTCTTTGCGGGAGCAGGGGCAGCCGCTTTCTTCTTTGCAGGAGGAGGTGTAACAACCTCTTCCTCGTCATACCCTTCGGCGTGTCTCTTATCAGCGAGACGAACGAAGGTGACATTCTTATCGGGGTTTTTATTGGAGGGCTGAATATCATGTTCGACATCGCACTCCACGAAGAAGCCGACAAGTTCTTCCGGGTCAATGTCCTGCGCTGAGAAGTCGCCGGTAGCCGCTCTTGCGAAATAGGAGAAGGCATTGAGCGCA